GCAAGTGTAGGTGTAATCGTGACCGTTAGATTTGTTGCGTCCGCGTATGTGGTACTCGTAGACGTTGTAGTCGTGGAGGTCGAGGCTGATACAACCTGTAATATTCTAAAGCCGAGAATTTGACTGAATGCTACCGCATCTGCGGCAGCTGTACCATTGGCAAGACCGGTGATCTTGTTGGAGCCCATTGCAATAGTAGAGCCGGACATAGTGATGGCACCGGCTCCGCCACTGAAAGTCTTTGTTCCAGTAAATGTCTGCGCTCCTTCCAGATAGGCAACTGTTGTACTGACACCGATATCTGGGAAGGTTATCACTTCTCCGATAGTTGTCGTACCCGTAACACTCATTGTGCGAATTTGATTTCCGCCGCCCGCATTCGTAAATGAAAATTGATTGGTCATAGCAGTTAATCCAATCGTATTCCCGGTTATCCGGCCAGAGAATGTAGGAGCGGTTATACTAATCCCCGAATCCGACACAGCAGCTGCGGAAGTTGCATAGTACGAAAAGTTTCCAGCAGTACCAACATTGACAGTACCCGAAGCAGTACCACTTGAGGCAGCCGTTATAAGACCTTTGGCATTAACTGTGATATTCGCATTGACGAAAGAACCGACATTTCCGTTTACAGTAGCGAGGGTCGTTGCGGTTGCACCCGGTCCTGTCCCCGTGACATCCCCAGTTAAACTGGTGATTCCACCACCAGCTGCACTGTTGAATGTACTCCAATCAGTGCTACTCAAATAGCCATTGTGGGTAGAATCCGCTACATGCTGAGAGATAGAGGTATTATGAATAACAGCACCAGTTCCACTTGTAATCGTAATACCATCGGTACCCGCATCTGTCAGATTTCCAAGCGAAGTGACGCCCGTTCCTCCATTCGCTACAGGTATAGCAGTCCCCGACAAAGAAATAGCAAGTGTACCAGACGAGGTAATCGGTGAACCGGAAACACTTAGAAAAGCCGGCACTGTCAGCGCGACAGAAGAAACAGTTCCCGCACCTTTTCCATTAAATGTATTCCAGTCTGTTGAAGATAGATAGCCACTATGAGTGGTGTCAGCAACGTGCTGAGCAATCGACGTTCCAGAGCCGATAACCGCCCCCGTTCCGTTTGTGACAACAATCCCGTCAGTTCCGGCATCGGTTAAATTCCCGAAAGTGAGAGCAGCCTGCTTGCCGTTAAATGTAGACCAGTCAGCAGCGGCAAGATATCCATTATGGCTGGCATCAGCAACATGCTGGGCTAGAGATGCGCTAGAGATAAGGGCGCCCGTGCCACCCGTGACCACAATTCCATCTGTACCAGTATCAGTGAGATTTCCTGTAGTCGATATGAGAGGGGTGCCATTAAACGTAAGCTGATCAGAACCGTTGATGGCGAGAGGAAGATCAGCGGAGTTTGCATTATTTCGCCATTCAATAGCATCGGTTTTGGACAAGCGAATAAAGCCGGCAGAAGCCGGACTAAGGGTAAATGATTTGAAGTAGTTGCTTACTAGACCGAAGGTAGGACCGAATGAAACATCACCGGTAAGGGTAAATGTGCCGCTGCGAGGAAGAACTCCTGCGGGAATGGCAACTAAAAAATCTGTGACATTCTGGCCCCAATTTTCATCGCCGACGTCTGGGATGACATAGTTGGCCCCATCTGGTAAAGGGAACGTGATTATTTCGCTCAAGATAGTTCTCCTGTGAAATTCGTGAGGTTTTTATTCCGATGACCTCAAACGGTCTGCCTCTACAAAACTTACTTCTTTTTCTTTCTGCTAAGGAAGCTCTGGAACATGGACGACGGTTCGCTCGCGGCCTCGGGATACTTGGTACCCTCCGGTTCTCCGCGTTCTTCCGTAGTAGCGGCCTCACGAGTCATAAGCGGCTCGTTAGACTCTTCTTCTGCGGAAGCTTTCATGTCCGGGTTCCCTTGTTTGGATGGCATTGTAAGAGGTGTGATAGGACTTACCTTATCCACAACTCCGCCGGTGTGCATGTCATGCGTAACAACATCATGCTCGGGGGTAGACTCATCCATCTTATGTTCTGGAAGGACTTCTACCTTCTCGGCCTGAATACCATGCATGTCTCCTTCACCTTCTGGGTGTTTGAGGCCATTACTTACCTCATCTGAAGCGTGTTTCTTAAGCATGTCAAGAAGTTGCTTGACCATGCCCCTCTTCTCATCGAAATGATCCATTTTAGTCAATCTCCTTGGTTAGTCTAAGTTCACACGCGGTAAGCAGCTACCGTTTGCTCCGCCACCGATTGCCGGGGCATTTCCAGTCGGACTATTGATCGTGGCCGCGCTCGGGAAGGTGATAGCCGTGCCCGAAGGACCGTATGTCAAGAGACGACCAGTGTGACTCGTCGCAGATGCCGTGGTAATAGACGTTCCGGCAAGAACATTACCGAAAGTCGTATTCGTGGCACCAAACGTGAATGTGGTTCCGGTGACGAAGTACACATTATCTGCCGTAGCTCCACCAGCGAGTACGATCGAAGCATTCGCGGGAAGGGTGAGAGACGTTCCAAAGAGCAGAATATACGTTCCTGCGCCATTGAGTGTCAATGCACCAGCAACCCATGTTCCTGCGGCCGCGGCTGAGTAAGTCCCCGGCGTTAAGGTCGCGCCGCCGAGATCGGTCGAGGAAATGTCCGTACCCGGCCCGGTTGCTTGAAGGGTGGCTGCCGCTGCCGTCGCATCTGTATGAGCCTGAGCCGCAGCTGCATCGGTTTGATGAAGACTACCAGTGTACACGCCCGGAGGAAAACCAGTGATCGAGCTACCGGGGGAAATACCCAAGTCGCCGTGTAGAACCGTATTTCCAGTGTTCGTAACCGCTGTGTCACCTAAAGCTGCATAGGTAGATGCCGTTTTGAGAATGGCATTAGGGGTAGGAGTAATCGGCTGTGCGACAATACCATGTGCCGAAATACTGACCGGCAAGAAGTTGCCGAGAGTACCGGGATAGTCAACAACCAGATTAACGACTGACGTACCGGGGACATTGGAAGCCGTAACGATCTGATTCGTAGTCGTATTCAGCGTCATAACCGCAGCCAATGAGGCAGCCGCAACTTTATCAGCAGCAGCAGATGGCGTGACATTCGTTTGAAACTGATTCGTACCAGTCGGACTATTTGAACCAGTATAAACCTGATCGCCAACAGTGACAGTATCGCCGGCGGCAACCAACGCGAACGTGATGTTCGATTTCGCTTCAGACATACCTAATTCGACTGAGACGATGTCGTAGTAGAATGCGCCTTGAGCAAGTCCTTCAAAATAACGGCTAATGCGGTCAACAGAATCAGGAGAAGACGCATTCGGTTCTGGGTGCAGCTGGTCAGCTACCATCGCGCAAGTATCGACGGTGTAGACGATGAACTCATTGATTGACATTTAAGGCTCCTTTAGTTCAGATGTTTGCGCCCCTTGTTTCTGAGCAAGCGCGGCGCGACTTGTAGCTTGTGTATCCCAACATTCTTGGCCCCGTCGGGGAGGCAGGGCCAAGAGATTGAGACAGGCAGCCGAGAGGGAACCTCTCGTCCGCAACAGCTTACGAGCGAGGAACGATGTTATTGATGAGGCACATATGCGACGGTGTCTCAGCAAAGATCGTATTGTCAGCCCAGATGCGGACCTGATACCCGGCGAAGTCACCCAAAGGAACTTGGAGATAACTATCGGTCGAGGTACCCGGCAACTGGAATGTCAATTCGCTGCTACCAATACGCGTGATGCTGTCGGTCGGGTAGAGCAACGCCTCACCGCGCTTCATCAGCGGGTGCGGGACGATGGTCATCGTGCCGGAAGGAGAATAGAACTCCAGCGCGTCACAACCATTGTCGAATTTCTTGCTCTTAACGTCTCCGTAGCGTCGTGCAGCCGCTTGTTCGGTGAGAAGGTCGCTGAAGGAGGTAAGGGGCACCAAGACAGTGCATTCCTCGCCCATCAGTCCCTTGTCGCCGGGGAGCGTGATCGCTTTCTGGAGTTTTCCGAAGGACAACGGCGCGTTACCGGCATCGTAAATGTTACCCTGCCAGAGCGGCCAAGTCACGGAGTTGATGCTGAACAGCACGCCCATGTTGGAAGCGATGGTGATAAGACCCACGCCTTCGATGGGGAGTGCGAACGTTGCACCGAATGCGCCGTTGAAAGCGACATTCAGGGGCGTTGCGGTTGCAGCGACGAGAGCCGTGCTACCAGTCGTGGTACCATTCACGGTGAGAGTATAGCTCGTGAAGTTCATACCAACAACTTGGAACACAGAGTCTGCGCCTGAAGAAACCAATGCGCCACCAGCCACGACGTAGAACTGAATCTGGGCGCCGATTGAGGAGGCCCAAATGCCGGTTGCCCAAGAAGCTGGGGTCAGCTGAACAGTCGTCTGCGTTGCGGATACAGCGGTCGTTGCGGAGGTAACGCCGATTCCACGCGTCCCGTGAAGGTACGTGTTCTCTAAGCGGAAGCCTGCGCCTTCTGTCATGTCGTTGAGCGTGATGTCAACGGCTTTGCCGAAGCTATTCTTACCAGCAGATCGTGAGATCGCGGTGTAAGAAATGTTGTCGCGGCGGATGAGGCTGAATGCCGGTACGAGCGCATTTTCCATCTGGAGGCTGATAGCTGCGTTCAACGCGAAGGCGGAGCCATCGGTGTTGTACGTGTATCCCTGACCAGACTGGACCTTCACTGGAGCGTTGAACTTGTCTCCGAGCTGTTTCATTCCTTTTTCCACGGTCGTATTCTTGAGAATATACGCGTAGTTGGGAACGAGGTCTTTGATTTTGTCCTGATATGCTTGCTTGAAGTCCCCGTTAAGGGCTGAGAGGTCTACGTCACTCATTTGATTTTCCTTTACATCTATGATCGCCTTATATCAAGGAATCGTTGCAAGGTTGGATAGGGATTAGCGTCCGCTGTTGCACTTCTTCTCGGGATACGATGGTCGTCATCTTCACGCTCTGCTTGATCTGGTCCCCTGCGTGAATCAAGGATGCAGATAAATAGTATTGTTTCAGTGGACTCGACAGGTTCTGCCCCTGCTACCTCCGAGGTGCAAGCTCGGCGCTCTCCTAATTGAGCTACGTGCCCACTGAAACAAATGGTTGCGGAGTGATGGAATTGAACCAACTTAAAGGCAGCTTATGAGGCTGCTGGGATACCTACCCCCCACCCGCGAATTGTTCTTATGCGCTGGTCACAGCATGCCAAGCAGCATCAGTTCCGTAGAAGTTGAGCTTATTGGTCGTTGTGTTTAGAATCAGCAATCCAGCTGCCGGTGAAACCATTGCATCCCGCTGCGTGGTTGTAAAACCCGGAGTAGGAACGCCACTCGGGAAACCACCATTCGGAATGCTATACCACTGGCCATTCTGCGGATACTGAATACTTTCTGTGCCACCATCCCATCTAATCGGATATGGCTGAGGTCCATCTGACATGTTTATAGCTCCTTGAGTTTATTTCCCCAAATTCTTACCGTTCGCTGCGGATTAACCAACTTCCTTCGATATGAGCCGTGAAATCCCTTACCCAGCTGTTCCATTTACAGCTCCCAGCGATAAATAAGGCTCGACGAAAGTCCCCTATATAGAACATTACGGATTGCCGGGTGCGCCCGGGTGAAGCCCAATACCTGCTTCTGACTTCTGGCGGCGAAGGGCAGCCCAATACGCTTTTCCTTTCAGCTTGGAAATATCTTCCTGTTTGCCGGAAGGCGTTTGTTTGTTGCCCGGATTCGCGGGAGGCTGATTTGACGTGGTGCGTTTATAGCGGTCCACGCGAGCCTTTGCGACTTTATTCGACAGATTTTCACCGAGGTAATCAAGAAGTTCATCACCCTCCAATTTCCCCATCGTGGATAGATGAATTTCTTTCAAGTCCCGAACGACATACGGTAATACCTGTTCAACGCTAAGTTCTTGCTTGTTGGCAAGACCCGCATCAACATACTGTGCGATAAGGGCCAACGAGAGACGCGTCTTAGGAATGGTGTTGGCCTTCAAAGCAGCCTCACATTCTTTCTCAAACTTCTGTGCCCATTCCTGCGTCTTTTTATTGGCTTCCGTCACCTTGGCCTGCTCCTCCTGTTCTTTCTTGAGGGCGTTGGCTTCGGCTTCGCGTTCTTTGTACTCTTCCAGTTCCCTTTGTTCCGGGGTCATGTTCTGCAGTCTGATCTGGTTGTACAGGATGTCCGTGGCGAGCTTCGTAGGATCAAGTCCGGCGAGCTTGCACTGCTTCTCAAACCCACGAGGATCTGTCTGCATCATGCTGAGGAGCTTGTCCGCCATATCCACCTTTTGAGCGGATGTGCGAGCTTTTTCCTCGATTCCAAAAACTTTTTGGAGGTCAGCTTTCAATTTCCCTTCATCAGAGGCATCATACTCGACTTCTTTGCCATTGACGTTGAGCTTGTAGATTTTCTTTGGTGCATCTGTGGCAACACCATTTTCATCTACTTTGACAGCTGGCGCAGCAGCAGCCTTCGGTGCAGGTGCGGTATCGGCTTTAGACGCAGTGGCGGGTGCTTTGCTTGCGTCGCTAGATGCGGCGGTAGGTGCAGCGGGTGTGGCTGGTGCGGCGGTTGGTTCTCCCATTTAATTTCCCCTTAGACTTAATATGTGTCGCCGAGAATAACCTTCGCGCGTTCTGCCACGTTGGTGATATCCTTGGTCAACATTTCCATCTTTGCTTTGTGCTGTGCCATTGTGGCCAGCATGTCTATGATATCTGAGTCTCGATTCTTGCGCGTGAATATGGCTTCGGAAGCATTGACACCCCAGAGAGCAACAATGGCCACGGCGACGAATGGAGCTCGCAGATAAACTGCTACGGCCAGAAGTGCAGCTGTTAGCAGGTACAACGGTGCGTTTGTTTGCATGTTTCCCCCGATTTACAGAAATACTTCTTTGAAGAACTGCTCCGGCTTCTGTTCAATCTCATTGAATGCCCAACCATCCATGAGATCGTCAGCTGCGCCGATTGCATGGCCGAGTGTGGTGGCCACACCATTCCGTCTATCAACTATCTCGTTGCCTTTGATAAGCAGTATTTCTGCCGAGAACAGATTGTCCCCGTGCGGTTTTACTCTGAAGGCCAAAGATACAACTTCTGTAGCCTTTGTGTTGCCGTCCTTCTCAACCGACTGTGTTTTCATTTCCCCGTCTCCTTTATGCTTTTTCATTACGGTATACTCTCCACGATCATCCATGCTACACTACTTGTGTCAGTAGCGACATTGCTAGTGATGACAAAACTTGTCCCTACTGTTTTTGCTGAAATCCTTAATGCTCCGGGTAGTGTTCCCGTAGTTTGAGCCGTCAGGAAAATCAAACTATTTGCTGTAACAGAGCTATTTAAAACCGTGGCTGTACCACCTACTAGAGTCACTGTTCCAATCTTAGAGTTGGTACCAGTTTTTATCTGCAACCCTTTCCCGATTGTACTGATGAGCAAATTGCCGGTTGATACGTTTACATCTCCCGTGAATACCGGGCTCGCCGCGTTTGCTTTTAGATTGTTCGCCGTCGTTACAAAAGCGGTAGTGGCTACAGCTGTCGTACTATTGCCCGCCGTCTGGGTTACTGCTATGGTCCCAGTCGGTAATGTCGGAGTACCGGTAAAAGTAGGACTTGCTAAGTTAGCCTTGAGATTGTCTGCCGTTGTTACGAAAGCAGTAGTAGCCAACTTCGTCGTACTATCACCAGCTGTCTGCGTGACACCGGTCGTTCCTGTAGGAAGAGAAGGTGTTCCTGTAAACACAGGACTCGCTAGTGGAGCTTTTAAAGCGATTGAAGCAGCATATCCAGTGTAAGTCGTATGATCCGCGGCAGTGAGTGCGCCGGTTACAGAGTCAGTGGCAGCCGCTAGAGATAAGACTTGCCCTGCTGCGATGCTCAGGCCGTTGGCTGTTCCTATCGTTACATTGACCTGTGCTGAAAAAGTTGTATGATCTGCCGCCGAAAGAAAACCTGCCACAGAATTTGTTGCCGTGGCAGCGGTTAAAGTACGCGTTGCCGTCACATATGTGAATGGAGCCGCCGCGACAACTGCTGGGAGCCAAGCAAGGCCGAGTGTTGAAGCTGCCCGAGCGACAAGAACATTGCCATCAGTTCCTACTGACAATACTTGATCGCCAGTCCCATCATTGACTGCACTATTTGAAAGAAGACCACCCTTTAGCGGCGTCCCCGATCCATTGGCGATTAAATCGACGTGTGTATCAAACTGAATATTTAACACCGTCGAACTGATGGCCATTCCCACCATCACATACATATCAGTGAAAGGTGACGGGAGGGGTGATATACCACCCGCAATATTATCTATATATTGCTCGAATCCCGTGAATGGCCCGAAGCTGAATCCGTCCATTGCACCACGTATGTAGATACTGGCAAATCCTCCGCTGATGTTTGTGGCGAAGCCCAGTTGCGTCTTGTCATCGCCGAAAACAGGGAGGGCCGCGCCGGCTATCGTAGCAGGAACCCACCGGGTTGCCCCATCCTGCCACATCACTACCATGTGATCTGTTACTGCACCACTTACGGGTTGATCTAGAAGTACCAACGAAGGCACATTCGTTACGACAGATGTTACCTGATCGGTAACTGTAACGTTATCGAGTTGGAAATTCCAAGCCGCCGTATTAGTTGTACTAATATGAAAAATTAGTCTATAATCTATGCTTGTAGCCGATGCCACGAAAGTCCCAACAAAGGTTACGATTGTTGCAGCGGGTCCAACTAACGTATGCAATGGAACGATTGGAATTAATACGGCATTTGTAATATCGTAAACCCAAACAGTGATATCTGAGTTTGCACCAAACGCCATTCCGGCTAATCCGTCGTAGGAAAAAGATACCTGTAGTTGATGGCCTCTATCTATATTGTTTATGGTAAAATCTGTGCTAACCCCTTCACCTTCTCGATTAACCGCATCTTTAGTCAAAAGAAAACTAGCGTTGCCGCTAATGGGATTAATCGTACTTCTAGTAAAAGTTAAACCTGTTGCAGTTCCACCTGTTCCTGTGGTGGGGGCGGTGTCTCCTCCGTTTGCGAGGAATCCGGCTCCGGTGATGTATTGGAGTCGTCCGGCGGTTCCTGTGATGGCGACGGTGGCAATGGCGACGGCTGCGGGTACGGCGTTCCAAGCGGCAGCCAACTGGGTGGCTGTGGGGTTGCTGGCAACTGTGGGTCCATTATTCCACTGCACTTGAACGTGAGTGGGGGAAATGACGTTAATATTAGGAGTAGCCGCTGGATATGAGGCGTTATAAATGTATTCAATTTCTACTCCGTTTCCGCCACTACCCGATAACGTGGAGGTAAATGTTAGATCTTGATTAATTAAACTGGCCGGAACAGTACGACCAATGTTATTGTACAGATTCCAATCTGAAGTATCTATTTCAGCATCTGGGTTTAATATGAAGTTCGCCCCCGAAGCGGAGGACGAAGGATTCACATAATCAAAATTTCCAGTGAAAGGATTAAAGACGATCTGCATTAGGACCTTGTCACTGTTAAAAGATTATTGCTACCATCATACGTCAGTGCAAGAGTTGCGACGGTTGTACCGCTGGGGCCACCAGTTTTATAGACCACTGTTGTGAGGTTATTACCAGTGTACGAAAGAGATATATAATCAAACACAAATGGAACGAGTTGTGTAAGATTACGGACATTCAAAGCCCCGTTAGTTGTGGTGATGGGCTGACCAGCAGTATCCTCGATCTGGACTGTACCGCTGACAGGACCAACCGGCCCTTCTATCGTAACCTTTAAATTCTCATCCACATCCACACGTAGGGGATGCGTTCGATCAAATATGTCTAGGGCTGTACTATATGTGTCTGTCTGCGGAGGTGTATCGACCATTGACTGCCTCCAATAATCTTGCGATGTTCATGGCAATACGATATGCCTGCACGGAATTTACTCCCTCTTTTACTAGCTCTCTGGAGATAACTTCCGCCATCAATTCTTCAGTCATAAACTAGAACGCGGACTTCCCGTCAATACCATAGAGAATGCCAACGAGAGTAACGGTAGCTGCTGAAGGAGTCGCCCATGAAACGCGAAGATAGGCATAGTCAATCGCTCCCAGTTCAAACATTCCGCTGATTACTCCACCACCCGTGAATGTGATCGTCTTGGCGGTGCTGAATCCAGAGAAGTTTACTCCGTCATTTGAAATCTGAAGGGTAACAACGTCTGTATCAACGCCAACAAGAGTGGCATTCAGTTGCAGGGAAGCGCGACCAATCCCTTCCATGTGATAATCGAAGTGACCAGCAACAGTCGCAGCAGTTGCGATAGTTTGTGTGTCTACGAATGGGGTTGTCTGCATATTACTCATAATTTCTCCTCTGGCCTAGTGAACTTCTTGAACTATAATAACAGCTGGAGCGATTGCACAGTACCAAAAAACCGGTGTGGACCCGTCATCGTTTGCGATCATCACCGTATATGTATGAGGCGAAGTGTCTCCGGGGACATCGTAAGCGACAAATGAACACGGTATTTGAAATTCACTAGTACCCGGAATGTATCCAAAACTTGTATGAGAGTTTATAGCTGGGTAGACAGGACTGCCGTCTCTATACAAAGAGATGTTTACTCCGCTATTAGTAGGGCTCGTGGATCGTATAACTCCACTAACGGAAATAACCATCGCAGCCGAAGAGGAGGAAGGCGTGATAGTGACCTCTGTGGTGGTTGCAACATACGCTGCACTTGTCGTAGATGTACTTGCTGTATCCCTATAAGTAACGACGTTGGGGGCACCACCTCCGCTTCCATTAGCCGCTGCCGTTATGCGCCCTTTTGCATCAACCGTTATATTCGCGCTTGTAAAAGACCCGACGTTGCTATTCACAGTGGCTAAAGTAAGTGCACCAGTATTCGCTAGTGTAGCGTCTCCGCTCAGTGCAACACTTGCTCCGATATTACTACCGTTACCGACAATAAGATTGGCGGATGATAAATTAATCGTAGAGGCTTGAACTCCTGAACCGGGACCGGCTGTAACGAGGCCGGTAAGCTGCATAATGCCATTACCGTTGATGGTGATGGGTAGATAGCCTGAAGCAAATTCGTAACGTAAACCGTTATCCGTATCATAGACTACATTGTAAGAAATAGGTGTCGCTGAACTCATTATCATTCTCCTTGGTTACTGTTTGGGCATCGCTGCATTTCCCATATGGCTTGCCGCTTGGGCAACTATGGGTGGTGTGGCTCGTGGCAAAACTGGGGCGTGTGGTGCTGCTGGTCCAGCCGGATGTGCTGGCGCCGCTGGATGCGCCTGTGGAGCGCCTGCCGGCAATGGATTCGCCACTGGTCCGGGGGTGGACTGTTCTGGCTGCGGTGGTCCCTGTGGTGGCATTCCCTGAACATTATTGCCCATGAGAGCCATTAGACGTGGATCGGTGGGCGTCTGAATACCGGGGAATAGAAACTGTGCGTGTGACATGACATGCTGCATAACAGCAGCCATAACTGGATCGTTCTGCTTCCGACGCAAACCGGGATCCATCATAATAACGAAGTGCTGCGGAATGTGATTAGCGTGATTGTCCCAAGGAGCGGCAATTTGCGGCATCGCGCGACGTAGTTGCTCGTTCTCCTTGACGATGAGCATGTTTTCCGCCTCTGGGCCTTCTGTCATCGGATCGAGTTCACCTGTCGCCAGCACTTCAAAGTATTGATTAACGTCTTTGATGAGGCCTTTCGCCAGCAGATCCTGAGCAACCTGCAGCTTTCCAGCTTCTGACCGCGTGGCTGGATTGCCAGCCGATACGATGACGCGGGAGATGTTGGAAAGGTCTTGGCCAGAGAACTCGTCCATATAAGGCGACTTGCTTTGACCGGCAATCGTAATCATGCGCTTCGTATTGGCGAAGCTCTTAAGCATGTTGAAAAGTCCGGTAGCGGAGCGTTCGAGAAAGCTAATATAAGCCTGCTGGATAGGACTATTAAACACCAAGGCTTGAGCTTGAAGGAAAGCCATGGCCGTCCCTGACTCAACTCCCGTGGGGGGTTGACCGCGTAGAATTGAAGGTAGACCACTTAGTTTCTCCATTTGGCTCTCGAGAAGATCGAGAAACTTAAACACTTCCGCCGGGGTCTTGCAAAGCTCCAACCCCATCGGTACACCGTTCTTCATGTTCGTCTTTATAAAATTCAGGCCCTCTATCACTTGTTCAGGTTTCGTCTGAGTGGATTCATCCACGACGATATTCTGTATTGCGAAGGCCTGTTGATTGGTAACGATGACGCTCAACGTCTTGTCGTAGGCATACTGCAGTTTGACCAAAGAGGTCATAACCGTGCTGCCAAAATTATTGAAGAGAGTCTGATCCGGCATCATCGGATACACTGGCATCTCGTCATACGGAAGATCAGTATCGAGAATCCAAGTATCGGAGTCAACATATTGTGTTAAACGTCCTTTGGGGCAAGCCGCTGTCTTCGCGTGCATGAACGTGTAGACCGGGATGAGATCAGAATTGGAAGTCTGCGCGTCCACGATATGTCCGAACCGAAAACGCTGTAGAGTGGTGGGCATACTGTAGCCCTTGAGTTCATCTGTAAGGTCTGGGCGTTGGGCAATCAAATCCCATTTGTTCAGATATTCGCGTATGATATACCAGTCGTTGTTCGTATCCATGCGCGTATAGTCACGGATGACATCCATAGGACCGAGCACGGCAAACTGCGCGTCACCTTCTTTAACTGGGACTTGCTTACCATTCGGATCAGTTGTGACATCTACGATCTCGCCGATGTCTGCATTCCACTTCTCGAACAGCCAACCTTCGCCGGTGACGAGGCCATACGTCAGCCCCATCTTATAGGCGTCTTCCATGTGCTTTACTTTAAGATAATAATTGCTGACGGAATCGAATATAATATCCTGCGACATTGACTTATGATCGTCATTGATAGCTTCGGGTTGGAAGGAGGGCCGCTGATTTGCAATCGTGCTGACCAACCCAGTAACGATAGAGCGATAGATATTTGATTCAATAAGTTTGTATTGTCCACGATCCCCCCCAAAGCGTATTCCAATCTTCATCTCGGAACGCATCCACATTTCCCAATTCGTGCGCCAAACAGTCAGCTTACCGGTGCGGAGAACATAGTCTTCGTAGTCGCATTTTCTTCGGTCACATTCTGCTAGTAATTCATCCACCGGGAGCGTGGCGAAATACTGATCCGGCTCTCCGCCGAATGTCTTCGAGTTCATGCTTCCACTGGCCATTATTTATCTCCCTGTCGTTGTCTAAAATTCGTTATGATTTGGCTTTGTATTCTACGCTGACAGTCTTTGCAGTCACTGACATGCTTCAGAAAATCTTCAAAATCTTCTGCATCAGCCCGACCTTGTTTAACTATCTCACAATACTTAGTCATCGTATTGCTTATCGTGTTCTTTAAAATTGAATTCCTGATTCATGGCATCATCCAGTCCGGCAGCAACTATTTCTCCTATCTGCTTGGAATCCCCTTCTAACAGCTTCTTGGGGATGAAAGTATTCTCTTCGTTGTGCCTAAACTCGGGCGGCAATGGGTTTGTCTCCATATCCGCGCTTCGCACACCATACATGGCGGCTGCAAAGCCGTCATAGTGTCCATAGGCCTTTGAACGATCAAATTCCTTACCACGCGCTCCGCTCTTGGTCTTTGTCCACACACCGTTGCGTAGACAACCGATAAGCTGAACACACTTGGGACTCACGAGCATCCTACCTTCTCGGACAAGCTCGCGTACATCTGATACCATAACATCCAAATAGGTTTTACTCTCCACGGGGTAAAAGTAAAGCTGGTGCCGCAAAACAAAGTCCTGAAGCAAAGACGGCGTGTTATTGTCCGCGATGCGCCGCTTTATCTCGTAGGTGCCGAAGATGTCATTCTCTTTCGCCTTAATGCGTTCTGCCAGAAGGTCGGTCGTTTGCTCTGGCGCCTGCATGGATATCTCATCCACGAAGACTATCTGAGATTGTTTCTTCTTCTGGTGTCGCACATACCCAAATAGACACACAGATTTATCTGTCCATCCCTGATCCATGAACTCATATTTGAAGAACCACTTGAAGCCCTCATCCAAAGGCACATCCTGTTCATACTTCAGTTCCCACTCGGGACAAAGTTGAAGGTCTTTGTCTACGATGAACTTGCAGAAGTATTCCCGCTGCACCTTATGGGACATGATACCACCAAGTTCTTTGATAAACTTGTCCTGCACTTCAACAGGATAATGGCTATCGCGTATCGTAAGTTCAACATACGATCCATCGAGTTTAGCGGCCTCGCAATAGCCGGGGAATGCATGGTCCGGCGTGACAGGCGGCGTTGAAAGCATGAGCATATTACCGCTGCGTGGTAAGAGAGTGGACATCAATGCCCCATCTACGATCTCATCCAGATGAGAACTGAAACCAGCTTCGTCAAGAACGATCAAGTCGAATGCGAAAGACCGTAGGTTGTTGTAGCTACTCCCCTGCCCCTTACCCACACCTCTGAATAATATTCGTGATCCATTTGGAAACACGAGTTCAGTCTTCTTTAGGATTGGCCTCAGCTCTGCTGGACATGTTGCAAACGCCACTTCCACCAGTTGCCGCGCATACTTCTGCACGTCATCTATCGTAGGAGCGATGAATGCCACAAGGGCATTAGGCTTCTGTATGCACACCTCAGAGGCGATGAACATGCCCAGCACACTTTTACCAATCTTTCGGCTACAGTTTACAACGAATCTCGTATTCTTGGTCTTGCTCGCCATAAACGCATCGTGTATCTTCTTCTGCGATGGGTTTAGATGTGCATATAGCCTTCCCACCTGCCATGATGCCTCTACAGCCTTCTGTTCGTCCGT